GTTGGCGATGGACAACAAGAAGAAGGGCAAAGAGCGTGGAGCAGGCGGTAAGCCTCGCTCGCGTCAGCAGATGATTGCGATAGCACTCTCTGCTGCTGGGAAGAGCAACAAATCGCCTCGTAAGTTTCGGATGCGATCTGGTTCGTAATGCAAGTTGAGTCTAAAGCTAGGCTCAAGTGGGCGCGCGAGATCCTTTCGATTGCACGCAATAAGCTTGTAGTTGAGAGGGATCGCGCGACTCACGGACACGCTATAGATATGATCCAGATCATAACGATGGTCGATGCCGCGAGCTTGGTGTGCAAGGAAGTGGTGGGTGAAGAATGAGCATACGAGAAGACATCCTTGACCAGTTCGGTGATGATGCCGAAACGATGTTGTTCGCTGACGGATTTGATGACGCGATCATTGGAGTCGGCAACAAGTTTGGTGACCAGCTTTGCGCTATTTATGATGCTGACAAGGTGATTGACATTCTTATGAAAGAAGGAATGGATTACGCAGAAGCTTTAGAACACTTTGATTTTAATATTGCAGGAGCTTATGTAGGTGAGCAGACTCCGTTCTTCATTCACAAAATAGAAAGGCAGGCCAAATGAAACTATGGACAAATAACACAAACTCAATTCACAAAGTCGATGACAATATGCTCTACCCGCGCACTACCTATGTATTGCCCGATGAGCTAACTGGACCAACCTGGGACGATTCAATCCCTTGCCCACACAAGATCAAGCCGTACTACAAAGGGCGCGCTGCTGGTGGGGCAACAGCCGTCTACCGCGCTGGTGCAATTGGTGACGCGATCATCGCTACTGCATTCGTCAACTACTTGGTGCAAGAGTCGGGTGGGGTTGTGGAGGTGTACGCACCTGCTCGCAACCTACCTCTCTACGCTGGGCTGGGGGCAAAGCTGTGGCCGTTGCCATCATCGCTTGAAGCTTGGGATTCTTTTGACGCGCACCTACCTACTGACGATCTGTTCAGCGGGCAGGTTGGCAACACGAAGCTAGGTACTGGTCCTGGCAACTGCTACCAGAGGATCTACGAGTGGATGGGTGTTTGGGATGAGAAGACTATGGCTAAGTATTGCAAGCCAGTTCTGCATCTCATCGAGCCAGACCACGAAGAGTTAAAGGCGATGGGCAAGTGGCCGATGCCAGACCCATTCTTTGCCTACCACGTTAGCAGTTCTGGTCCTACCCGTACCTACCCACCAACGATGGGGCAGGAGGCGGTGCTGGCGTTGCTTGAGGCTTACCCAAAACATCACGCTGTGATTATTGGGCTGGATAATTCAAACAATTTCAAGGTGGATCATCCCAGGGTGATTGACCTATTCAATTGTACCAAGGCTGTGCGCTCGCTGTTCCCGATTATAAGCGGGGCTGACTTCGTTGTCGCGCCCGATAGTAGTGTCAATCACATGGCTGCTGGGTTGGATACGCCATGTGTGTCGCTGTGGGGTTCGTATGATCCAGCGGATCGCATGACCTATTACCCTAAGAACGTATCGGTGTTCAAGCCCGATACCTGCCCACACGCGCCTTGCCGTCCGCACGCTGGGTTGCCCCAGGCTAAGTGTAAGGATGCGACCAACAAAACTCCCAAGACTCAGTACTGGTGCAATGCTCTGCGGAATATAACAGCGCAGGATATTGTACTTGCATCGCAAAAGGCGATTGAGTTATAAGAAACAAATGAAAGACACTGAAGGAACAAAGCATAAGTTTTATTACGGCGAGGAAACCTACACCATCTGCGTCACGAAGGATGATTGGTGGCTTGAGGATGGTCCTTCCGATATGTCGGAGTTAATGATGAAGTGTGGTGAGGAGTTTGCACTAGATCACGGGATGATGCCACCAGAAGGTTTGTGCGTTGAGTGTTGGAAGGGGAAATATCTTGATGTGGTCGAGGACTATCACATAGGTGGCACGACCATTAAAGACCTAGACCTACGCAGATGTTATAGGTGCAAACATACTGTCTTGCCTTGGCAATCGGCAGATAGAGTTGACAAGGTATTGGAGGCATTGAAGAAGCCAGCAGAGCTATGCCCTACTTGTCGCAAGTCAAACACGATTGAGTTTACTGGCGATCTCAAGATGGATTCGGTTTGCAAGCTGAACGGCGAGCCTTTCACTGCACTCAACATAACCAGAACACAATGCCCTAAGTGTAAAGATGAGTTCTTTACTATGTCCGAATGCGAGAAGATTGAGGCCGCTATCCAAGCGGAGCAGAAGAGGCGGGGGTTGAATTGATGTAAACCTAACTGGCGTTGTGGTATGCAGGGAGATCCTGCATCGGGCGTTTCCTCAGTGTGTCTCCTCTTGAATCAGAGCCAGTTTGAATTTTATGAATACAATGTCCCGAATGGTACGCAAGGAGATCTTGCGGCTGGCGACGAAAGTTCAGCCATTTGAAACAAAGGGGCATGATTTAATTTATCACTTGCATACTTAATTTCCGATGCCACCCTCCATCTAAATAAATGAACTTTAAGATAAGCATTGTATGCGGGGTGCGGCCATGATGTACGACAAGCATGGCAAGAGGCCGACGAAGGGCGGTAGAAGCCTAGACTACGATGACGCTCCTCTAATTGCAAAGTGTGGACAGATCAAACACCATCATTGGGCCAGAGAAACGGCAGACCCAGATACTTGGCATGAGCCAGAGACAGATTGGCATCGCGGATGGAAGTCGCACTTCAGGCCAGAGAATACCGAGCAGACGATTACAGTAAGCGGGATAAGGCACAGGATGGATGCCCAGGCATTCTTTAATGGCACAAGATACGCAGTCGAATTCCAGCATAGCCACATAAGCCCAGAGGAGATAATGCAACGGGAGGATGGATATGGGAATATGATATGGGTTTTTGATTGCATAGGTAAGCTTGATTGGAATTGTGCAGATAATGGATTCGTAAAGATGGAATGGAAAAGACCGAGGCAGTCAATCTTTTGGTGCAACTGTCCAGTATTGCTTGATCTTGGGGATAGCGTTGTGCAGATTGTTTCGATGCCAGAATATAAAAATGATTATTGGTATGGGTATGAGTGCTACAGAGATGAGATGCAAATAACGCTGACAACTGGGGATTTTATTAAAAGCAGAACAACAGCACTAAAACAACTAATGGAGGAGGGGGCAGCATGACACAAGAAAGAGTAATGAAGCTAATGGAATTCCTTGGGCAAGATTGCGTCTTGCTACCAATACCGATTGGAGAGAAGAGGCCGAGGGATGCGGGATGGCAAAAGACAACTCCGATTGCGGCAAGGAAGCAGGATCATATCCGCAGGCTTGAAGCTGGCAATATCGGCGTATTGTTAGGCAAGGCTGGTGGAGGCTTATGCTCTATTGACATTGACAGCGACGAGTCGGCTGAAGAATTTGTTAAGCTAAATCCATCCTTGGCAAAGACTCTGCAAACAAGAGGATCGCGGGGCAGGAACTTCTGGGTAAGAATGGATGGCGATTTCCCGCCGTTAGCCAAGATGAATGATTGGGGCGAGTGGAGGTCGGATGGAGGCCAGACGGTTATCTACGGGAAGCATCCAAGCGGATCTCCCTATGTTTGGGTTGTTCCAGAAAGGCCAGTCACAATTAAGTTTGATGACATCGTTTGGCCGAATCACTTGGAGTTGCCGTGGAAGATAAAGGTTGATAGTGCCTACAACAATCTTGTTGATGAGTTCGGAAAGCCTTGGAAGGAGATAAAAGACAAGAAGCAGAACGAATACATTGTCTCATTGAATCAGCCGTTTTGGGCTGGCAAATACCAATACGACCATCGGGTGCTTTACGAGCCGAAGGAGTGCGACTTCTACGAGTACGAGAGGGAGCGCGGGATATGGCGGGTCAAGTCGGAGGATGCAATCAAACAAGAGATTAGCAGGGATATACTTAGGTTCAGCAGGGAGCAATCTAGGCCAGAGATTGAACACATGAGAAGCGATAATTCGCTGTCTGGTATTGTTCGTCAATTGCGCGGGATCGTTGAGCATGAGGATGCCTTCACGTTGCACAAAGTGCCAGGGGTGCATTGCTCAAACCGCTTCATAAAGTTTGAGGCGGGTCAGATTGAGGAGCATGACTTCAGCCCAGATTTCTTTTCTAGGAATCAATGCCCAGTTGAATTCAAGGGGCTTGATCTTGTGCCAGAAAGATTCTTGGCTGAACTTGCAGTTCCAGCCTTGCCAGACGAAGATGATCTATTGATATTCCAGAAGTATTTTGGAATGTGCTTGTTTGGCACAAACATCATACAGCGGTTCGTTGTTCTTTATGGACAGGCTGGAGGCGGGAAGTCAACTCTGCATAACGTGGTTCACTTGCTGGCTGGCAAGGAGAACATGGCTCAGTTAAGAACGCAACACTTGGACAAGCAGTTTGAGTTGTATCGTTACCGAGCCAAGACGCTTCTGTCCGGAGTCGATGTGCCTGGGAACTTCCTGCAAATGGGGGGAGCGAAGGTCATCAAGGGATTGACAGGCGGAGATGTCCTAGATGCCGAAGGCAAGGGCATAAACGATGGCTATCATATTGTCGGCAACTACAACATTATTATAACTGCGAATGAGAAGCTTCGGGTCAGCTTAGAGGGAGATGTGGAGGCATGGAGGCGGAGGTTGTTGTTGCTTGAATTCAACCAGCCGCCACCCGCAAAGAAGATAGACAGGTTCGCAGAGAAGCTTGTCGAAGAAGAAGGACCAGCGATCCTTGCTTGGGCATTGAGAGGATTCCTTATGCTTCAAGTGGATGTCGAGGAAACTGGAGACATCAGACTTGCGGATAGCCAAGTCACAAGAATTCACAACTTGTTAGCAGAGTCCGAATCAGTCGATCACTTCATCAGGGAAAGAGTCGATAGGATCAAGGGCAACGTCATTTCAATGGAGGAGTTTGTGCAGTTATACGGACTCTATTGTGCCGAGAAGGGCTGGAGGCCGCTTGCAGGCTCAAGGTTAAGCCATTTAATAAGGGATAAGATGCTGGAATTGCGCCAGAGCAACATCAGCAACAGCGTCCAAGGATCTAAAAAGGGATTCAGAAACATAAAGGTGCAAGGCCAAGAGGAGGAGGGTTATGCCAATGCTGATTACTAGCAAGCTGTTTGGTAAGTTCGGTGGCGGATGGGCAAGAGGAGTTCCAACCAGAAGCACATCAAAGGGTGATGAATATAGATGCCCAGCCTGTGCCGAGATGGGCGGGGATGGTGGCGGTCAGCACTTAATAGTGTTTAAGGAAAGACCTACCTTTGCTTGCGTAGCATACCCAGGAGATATGAGGCATAGAAGCATTATATGGAATAAGGTTGGCGACAAAACCAATGGCAGACCAGAGCCTATAATCCCGCTAAAGATTGAGCAGAAGAATACATTTATAGGCAAGCACGTTGCAGCATTACAGATAGAGGCGGAGGATGTGTTAAGGCGGGAGGCTAGGATTAAGGAGGAAGCTAGGGCTAGGCTTTTGGCGGAAAGGGCTAGAATGGCTCAACCACAACATATAGACACCAAATCCAATATAGTACAGGTTGGGACGTTTGGGACGGTTATTTCATGTTCATCCAACATGCCCCCACCCCATATAAATAGAGTTACTACCGTATATAATGGTGGGGGGTATGCTCCACCGATATGCGAAAAGGCATCCCAAACGTCCCAAGCTATGGTAGGTCACAGACAAAGGGGTGATGGTGATATTGAGTTTCACGAATTTAATGCAACCGATCTTGGGGTTGTTTTTGATACCAGAAGAACCGATTGGAAGAGGCAGTATTATTGGCTTTGGAAACAAAAATACCAGCAACAGTAGCTAGTTGGTTATTGCTTGCTGGGTGTGGTACAATCGTGAAATGAACAACAGCAAGCCAGGATTGTACGCCAACATTAACGCCAGACGTAAGGCTGGCACTAGCCGTCCTAAATCTAAAAGCACCATCAGCCCAAAGGTGTGGCGCATGATGAAAGCCAAAAAAGGTGGTTTTGAATCAAGATAGAGAGCAGTTGAAGGTAGCGCACAAGTTCATTGCCCTGCTTCAACGTGAGAATGCACAGTTGCATGGCGTGCTACGTTTGCTAGGCCAATTGGTAGACGATATGAATGCCAACTGCTCCTATGAAGTATTCGAAGTGCAATGGAATAGCCTTACCGAGCAAGTCAAGAGGCTGTCTGGATTCTTTGAGGGGCATCAGAAGGCCCTACAATCGCTCCACGATGCCTGCCCTAGCGTTTGGGATACCGATGAGGTAGATGATGAATCCTAGAGAACTGCCTTGCAACAGCCCGAGGCGTACACCTGGAGAGGCGCGTAAATTCGTAGTCCGAGCGTGTAAGGATGGGCAAAGCAAGGTTATCCGCTATGGTGATCCCAAGATGACCATAAAGAAGAGCAATCCAGCCCGTAGGCGTAGCT